TATCGTAAGTGTTTGTATATCAAAGGCAGTATTAAGTGGTGTTGTCAAATTAACGGGTGATGCTGTACCAGTCATTGCTGGTGGTTCAAAATCAGCAGCATTAAGTACAGTTGCTAAATGAGGTGCAATGGGGTCAGTAATTACATATGCCTGAGAAGTATTTGTCAGTGAAGAAACTATGACATTATTATCTGCATCAGCACCGTCTGGGAATAATACACCAGGCGATGTTGAATTGACAGCTGAAATTAAAGCAGGATTAAGTGTAATGTTTGTGGACCTGTCAACAGTACTAATAGGACGACTAATATCAAACGTGCCATCGGCTACTGTTAAATCTATTTTTACGCCAATAGTATTTACGTCTTGTCCTATAACAATACCTTGGTTACCATTAGTATCTTCTAATGTTTCATAAAGAATAAAATCCTGATTAGGATTATCTACAACCAAAGCTTGGTTCGAAACCAATAACCTTGTATTGTTAATCGTATAACCATAACCACCACTATCGAGATTATATTCAACCTCACCAGTAGTTTTATTTGAAAGTTCTGTGACAACAGCTTTGCCGCCTCCACCGTATTGTGAAGTAACATCAAATACGTCACCAACTTTATTCTCGGTTGTACTTATTAAATCATCATTGATTGCTATGGCACTTAATGAACCATTTACACGACCAAATGTTATGACTTCACCACCGATGTTTGTAATTAATTCATCATACTGAGTAAATGAACCTCTTAATTCATCAATGTAGATAATGGGTGTTTGAATTCCATTTAATACAACAAAGTTAATTTTACTTACTGCTGCTTTTGCACCAGAAGCAGAACCCGTAATATTACGTGAAATTAAATCTTTATATTCGTATCGTTTATCTGTCTTTGAAAAGAATATACCTGAGTTTGGATATAACTGAAGATATATTCCTTGACTCCATTGACTGTTAGAAGCCTTAAACATTTTTGCAGCAGGATATGTAATATCAACATCAAATTCTTCATAGAAAATAGCGAAGAAAAGCTCAATACCAGCCTTCGTTCCTTTTCTGCGATAGAGGTCAAGAATATTTTTAACAATAAACTTAATAACATCTGATTTAAGTGGTAAATCGGCAAGGAATTTCTTTTGGAAATATATGATCATACTTCCAAGTGTAGAATCTATATCTCTATAGTCATCATATCTACGGGAAACATGAACATGTTGATTTGTTTGAGTCTCGGCAAATTTATAATAATCTTCTACTAATTGGACAAGCTCAGAACCGTCTTCCCTGTAAATACCAGGAAATTGGTGTTTAATAAAAAAGGCTATATTTTTTTCGATTATGCCTTGGGTTGCCATAAAATTTTCCTAATTAGTAACTTGATGAGCCAGAACTACTGCCAGAACTTGTCGTTGTTACGGGAGCACTTGAAGATGAATCTGTTAGTCCGGTTGATTCCGAGATCATGTTTATTTTTACATCTGTATCTCTAATAATAAACACTCTACCTTTTGGAGCAACAACATCATTATTTTTTAATCTTGCAAATACCTTAATACCTGCACCAGTATATGCACTAGCGACAAACTTAGTAAGTTTGACTTCACCAGTTTTATAATTTACGGTACCAGCAGCAGGGTTGATAATTTGTGGGTTTGAAATGTCATCTGTTATTGTCATCATAACACCATTACCATCATCTGCAAAGTATACACAAGTACCATTTATATCATCATAAACACTACTTCTGATAGAAGGTTTAAAGTCTGCAAAACCAGAAACACTCTTATAAGGATATGGTTTAATTAATTCTGCAGAGAACTTAAATATTGGATTTGTTTCAAAGTTTGCAACTGGGGCGTATTCAATAATAGGCTGAATTTCAATACTGGTACTCTCAATGCCAGCATCGAGTGCATCGATTGACGAACCAAGTTTTGATAGACGAAGTGTCGTGTCAAAGTTTTCCAGGTTTGTATCTGAATAATTTTGTATTGCTGTTCTGATTAAACTCTCAAGTTCTGGTTCAGATTTTTCAGTTCGTTTTGTTGAATAAGTTGAATTTACAACAATGTCTGCGTATATAAATTTGGTCTGAACAAAGAAAGGCTCAATACCTAATGGTGATTTTGACGAAAGATAATTAATATAACCAGCAGCAAGTGTAGAAGAAATAAGTGTCGTGTCATCTGCAAGATAAACTGATATTGCAACTTTACCATATTGAGGAGGATCTAGTTCCTCTCCGCCGTATGCAGATACCGCTGTAATCTCTGGGAACCTTTGTTGTAATAATACTTCGTAATCAGATGTTGTTACAGCACGTTCTTGAATCTGTAATGCCTTAGGAGCAAAATATCTAATACTTTCCATTGATTCTCTATCAGCACCACCGGAAGCAGGGGATGTTGTGACAACATTAATTGCCGCGCCTTCAAGGAATGCTGTATTAAATGATGAAGCATCGTTTGCCTCTTCACCAGAACAAATACGATACTTTACTCGAATGTCTTCTTGTTCTTCAGGTTGTAATCCAAATTTATTGGCACCAAAGTAAATTGCATATCTGTCATCAAGATATGGTTCTAAATAAAATACTAAATCCAGAGGTCCGACTCCAAAGATTGTGGAGGCCCTTGTAAATACATTTTGGTCCTCTGTAGCCTCTGCGTCAACGAATACTACAATACTATCGGTATCAACCTCATTATTTGTTAGCTGAACTCTAAGAACACCATCGGCGTCTATGATAAAACCTTCCCTTTGGAAGCTGGTTAGCATTTGGCCTTCAAAGATATCTACATTTTCTGCACTATATTGACCAACTCCAACTCTTTTCGCGACATATACTTGGTCAGTAACAAATGTATATGTTTCACCTTGATATGTTGCTGTAAATTGAGTATATTGTGGAATCGTTACAGTAGCATCAGTAAGTGTTGGGTCTGTAATTTGTACTGTTACAGTTGCCTTAGCAGATTTACGAGATCTTGGAAGATAATTTAATTCCTTTGCATGAGAAACTATACTATTTTTAAGTACAGCTGAATCAAGGAACATTTCATTAATCGCCATATTAGTATAGAAATTATTTTGAAACGAGTTAAAAGCAAGAACATCAAGCATAGCTGATAGGTTACTACCTTCAAAGTTGTAATCTTTAAATTGCGTCTGCGTCTTTAAATATGTTTTAAGTTGACTTTTAATACTATCAAAGTCAAGTTCTGTAATTGGGGTTTTTGGATTGGCCATTTTTATCTTGTCCTGTCTAAAATAACGTCTAACTGAATAGGTTGTTCTTCGTTTCGCACCGAAAATAATACACTGATATTTACGTGTGTATCGTCTAAGCCTGCAATCACACGCACATCTATAAGTTCTGCTCTTGGTTCATATATCTCTATGGTATCAACAATATTTTCTTCCATGAGTTTTAATGTACCAGGAGTCATTTGTTCAAATAACAATTGTCTAATGCCACCACCTATATTTGGTTGCATGAGTCTTTCGCCTGGGTCAGTTAACATTAGATTTTTAATCGACTGTTTTACTGCATCTTCATCTTTCATTAATGCTAAGTCTTTTGATATAGGACTGACACGCAGGTCTTTATGAAAGTCTGAATATAGATTGACCTTTTTCGTTCTGGGTGTGAATACATCTACTGTCATTGTCCTGGTATCTCTCTTATGTCTAGGTGAATGGATTTATCATATTCTTTTGCGAATTTAAAACCATTTTTAAGTGCCGATTCTATAAATGCGTCAACGTCGGCCATATCTTTCTTAATATCTATAACCAATCCGCTTAAATGAGCATTATTTTCATTGCCCTTTAATTTCTTATTATAAGCTTTACTGGTCCAACCATAATTAATAGTAAATGTGCCACCTAATTCTTTATGAACTCTCATTAAATAAACTTTAACATCAAGGTCGATTCTTGTATATCCGTAGATACCAACTCCTTCCTTTTCGTTCATCCAATCGCCTTCAAGTTTTATCTTATCATTCTTATTCTTAAATACTTGACCACAAGGTGGAAGATTACCATATTCAGCAGCTGTTGGTTCTGGTACATTCTTCGGTGCGTTACCACTTGGAGTAAAATTCTCTCCTCCAGGGTCAGTCCAACGTGCCTCTAATCTATTTATTTTATCTTTCCGAACAGCTGGAGAATATCTTATGGCTCCTGCTCTTATTGCGGTAGATGTATTAATGTTTGAAATCGTTTTAAGTCTGTTTGTAATTGTGGTAAATCGTAATGTATAATCATCTAAAGGCTTTTTAATGTCGCGAACCAACGCCTCCATATTAGAAACCAAGGCACAGAAACGAGCAATCATCATCCGAATAGCTTCCAAGTTAGGGCTTTCAAATAAACTGACAGCATAGTCAATTAATGCAAGTATTTTTTCTTTAAATGTCTTTTTATTTTCCTCAGTAAAGAAGGCACAGGCTTGTTCCTTGGCTGTCATTACAGGTTTTGCTATATTTTTATTATAAAAGGTTTCTATATCACCTATTATATCAGTAATACTAAAGTTTTCTAATGCGTCCTGAACTTCCTGAATAATATCGTCAATTACTTCTTCAACTTTCTTTTTAAGTTCTTTTATAAGTTGTTCGACAAGTTTCTTTTCTGCTTCCTTTGAAAAGAATTTATACGATCTGATTTTTCTAATAGTTTCTAGTGTGTCTGCTACCGCACCCTCTATTTGATCAACCAATGTAAAGAAGGCATCAATCTGTCCAAAGATTTGTGGCATTAATGCACAGAAACCAGCTAGGCCACTTTGGTCAAACGTATCAGCATAATATGAATCTAATGATCTGGCAAGTTTTGTTAAATCACCAGTTAAAATACCATTTGGTGTATAGTTATAAGCCCTGGAAAAATCTGCAAATTCTATAAGTGTAATATTACCGGTTGACCATCTTCTATCTAAGGAAGGATAATCGCCATTAGTAAGAGTATTTTGTAATGCGTTTATATAATCACTTGCTTTATATAAATCGTCACCATATTGATTATATAGAATGCCAATAGGATTATCTATCTTATCTGATTCCATATTTTCAATTAATTGCTGTGCGAAAACATCAATCTGATTTAACGTATATTCGCCTTTATCATTTGAATTAACCCCAGCAGCAAGGCCGAGTTTATTCATTGTGACTTGGTCGGTTACATCAATACAATTTGAGGTTGCCATTAGAATAATATCTCCTTAATTTTACTAACAATATCAGTTGCTTCATCTTCAATAGGAGAAACAAAACCAGCAGCCCAACCCATTGCAAAATAACCACCCGGCATTATGTTAGTAGATTTGGATGGTGGTTCTGGCATTTTAGTTTGAGAGCCAGCAAATAATGCAGGGATTGCAAAATTTAATTCTGGTAAAGTAAAGAATAGACCTGAAGGTATATTTAATGGAGGTGTTCTTCCAGGACCAGGAGCACAAGGATTTCCCGGCGCTGTACTAATTGGCAATGGAGCACCCAATGTTGCAAAATCTCCTCTGAGAGAAGATACAGCAGTAGCTTGTATTACACCAATGGATTTAACAAGTGGTGTATCAATGGTTGTGTTACCAAAACCCCAAATATTAAAGCCTTTAAAGCCAACATTAAAATTGACATCATTACTACTTGCAGTTAAATCATTAATACATGTAAGTTTCATGCCAAGGGTCGAATATAATTCCATATCAAGCAACGATGTGATATTCACGTTTTGTCCTGTGACAATAACTTGCTCACCCCCGTCAGCAACAATACTTTCCTTGCCGAAGAGATTTAACACACCTACGTTAGCATCAATCTTAACATCACCGCCTCGGATTTGAACTTGTTCACCACCATTTAGATTCATTTGGCCACCGACACCAAATTCGGCGTTACCATGCACAAGCATACGATAGTCGCCTTCTATCTCTTCTGTCTTGTTACCTTTCACATACACATGCGCGTTACCATTGATCGTAACTGACGAATGACCAGACGACTCATGCTTGGTGCCAATGTTAATCTCATATCTGTCTGCTTCAGCACGTTCGGTTACTGTACCTTTGGAATCAATTTGAATATATGCACCAGATTTATGGTTAATCATAATTCGCTCACCACCTGGCGAGTCATCCAATTCAATACTATGTGAAGCTGTTTCTATTACTCTATTATATGGATATTTTGCAGCGTATGCAGAACCTGGTTCAGCCCAAGTATCAGTTTGTCCACCAACCTTTTGGTCGTGAACTCTATTTAATTCTTGAGTAGGAATATAAGTCTCATTTAAGTTTTCACCAGTTGCCAATCTAGATTGTTGTGGCAGACCTATGTCTTGTGGAGTCATTCCTTTTGCTTGAACCTTCCCATCTTTTTCTGGAATTACACCCCAACCTGCTGAGGCGGGGTCGTGTTCTTGTACGTATTGCGAAGGAATTAAACCTAAAATCATTGGGTGTTGAGCATTACGGCCATCCATAAACACTCCCCAAACAAAAGAATTTAGCGGGGGTGGTGGATTATTCGGATCATAATTTCCTTGCACACAAATTGCCCAAGGTAGATCTGGTGTTTCGATTTCTTTATTTGTACCGTGTGTACCAAACGCACGAACTTGTACACGTCCTTCATGTCTTTTATCTTCGATGTTTTCAACGACACCGACAAAGAAAAGAGGATTAGTTAAGCCTGCAGTATCCATTATTGTGTATTTCCATATTTTATAAGAGTCAACTGTGTTGTAAGAGTATTATCTTTAACTGTTTGTGTGGCCGTATGCACAAGATATTTACCACCCATTTGTTTATTTAATTTATTTTTATCATCCGATATTGAGACTTCTGGCATAATCACAGCTACAACATGTCCAGCCTGAATATCAAGTCTGCCTTTTATTGTAGCAGCAACTTTTGATGAATTTAAATGATGGTTATATGCAATTCTATTAGATACAATTTCTGAATAAAATTGGTCACCACGAACTATTCTATCCTTCGCCTCAGTCTCGATATGACCAGGGCCAGAGTAATCACGGAATACCATAAATTGTCTTGCGTTCTTTTCTGTAAAGGTTTCTTTAATAAAATCTTCTGAATGCACATCATCTTTTAATGCAGATTTTCCAGCACCAGTAAAGTAATTTACATTATCCAAATAGTTAAATGTTCTAAAATCTACCTTATGTTGGAGTAAATCAATCTCTACAACCTTATTTGCATATCCGCCGGAATATAAATCCTCTCCAGTATTTACTCTTCTCATTTGGCTAATACTTTCCAGATTCTTTATTTGATCAAAGGCCTCTATAGGATTCTTTGACATAACAGGAAAATAATATAAATCTTTAATTTGTTGGGGATTTTCTTTAGCCTTTTCCATTAAAAATTCATCAGACACAAAATGGTACCCATCAAAATTTTCAAAAAATCTATACGAATTGCTTGCACTTTGTTTACTGAATGATTTACCCGCAACAAATTCTAATGCCTTTGATGGCCTATAATTTGGAATAATCATCTGCAAATTACCATCAGATCCTTGCGAATAAAAACGTCTACCTTTATCTGACAATATTTTAAATTTCTTGGCTTTAAAATCTGCGGGTAGTGTTTCCCCCAACAAGTCATCTTTAGGGTTTACTTTTTCTATTTTACTATAATATCTTTTAAAAATATCTGCGGCAATTTGTCCACCAGTTTTGTCTCTAAATGCTTCAGTGATTTTTTGCAATTCTGCTTTATAACTTGTCTGTGAAATAAAGTGTAGGGTATATGTTAATGAGCCACCATCATCACTTCTATTAATATTATCAATTTTGTATAATTGTGTTTTAAGCTTTACTACTGTATTAAGACCAAATGCCTTTACGACAATCGCAAGTTCTTCCTCACCGAACAGTCCAAAGTTTTCCAAAACACCCACACCATCATATATTTGTAATTGACCTTTATATGATATTGATTCGATTGACTGACTAAAGCCAAATTCTGCTATTAATGCAGTAATATTTTTGGTATCACCATTAGGTTTTTTTATTATCGCTTCTTCAATTTGACAAGCTGATGGATTAAACCCTTCCATATTATATTATTCCGAGCTTATGCTGTTGAGAAAAGACGTAGTAATTTGGCCCACGAATGCTTTATCAAATAAGAATATTTCTTTTTTCCTTTCGTTTAGTGCAATTTCGTAATCATAAATTCTATAAGGTTTCCATTCTTCTGGAATAATACGTTTAATAATAATTTTTGCCCCACGTTCTGTTCTCATAATAACACGGTCTTCTCTACGAAGATAAATCGTCTGAAACGATTCCGGTGCCAATATGATATCATCTATAGCTGCCATTTGTTATACCTGCCTTACGTAATATATAATGTTCTCATCTCTAGCGGGATCTCGAATCCAGTCGAGTACATCTTCACCGGTTTGCTGAGATTGTTCAGCATATTTATCGACGAGATAATCATTAAATGTGTTTTCGTTCATGGGCCATTCGTGATATGGGTCCATAATATTGTTCGCTAAATAGATAAGCCAAACATAATCAACAGAACCATAATAGAATCTTGCAACATCCTCAGCACGCTCATTACTACTTACTGTATAAGGATAATACACATAAGGATTATTTTGCACAGCTGTTAAGAACGCACTACGTCTGGTAATATCTTTTACCCTGCGACCATTATAGTTTATTGTTGGAAAATTTTCAAAATATTTCATTTAATCACCACCTCCGGTTTTTGGTGTTTCTGAAGAACCTTTTATGGGAAATTGTTCCTCTTCACCATAATCCTCAGCTGTATGAATAACAAGTTCGGAGAATGATAGGGAAATATTAACTGCTGCAGGGCGACCACCTTTTGCAATAACCATACTTCCTGCCGCACCATAATCAACATCCATACCTGTACACATTGCCGGTTTAAATTGTGGAAAATGAGTTGGGTCAACCCCAATTAAATTTATGTACACAGCATCTGGGTATCTTAAAAACATTCTATGAATTGCACTACCTTCGCCCACTGCGGCATCAAGACCAAAGCCTTGTAAAAGGCCTGCGGCAGATTCGCCAAAACCACCACCAGATGTTGTGGGTAATATTCTTCGTTTTAATGTGTTAATAATTTGTTTAATTCTGTCAGAATCCTCTTTACTTTCTGGATATAAATCCCAATCAAAGGTATAACTTTTAAGGTCAACACCTTCAAAAGACAATGTTTCAGAGGGGTTAATCGCTTGGCCGACATCCATTGCGATGGTCTTGCTTATATCACCTGCAAAATTTCTTGCTAGATAAGCACCAAACAATTTTGCAGTTCCCGTGGCTAATGAGAGTTTATTGCCTGCATCCTTAGCAACTTTATTTGCTACTGCAGTAGCCTTTGCCTGATTATCCCCTTTAGTGGTGTTATATGTATCGACCAAGCCTGCGCCATAGGTTTGTAATCCACTAACGCTAGGAGCTGTCAATGGAGGTCCATTTTTTTCAAATGAGGCCAGCTGAGATGATATGGCCTCTCCAGCCGTTGACATCACAAGATCTCGTTCAAAATTATTATATGAAAGTCCTGTGCTGTCTTGCAAGCTTGTAGGAAACGGAAGGAAAAAGGATTGCTGTGTTTTCTTTTCGGCAAAATGACTACCGGCAGTAGATTGTTGTACACTATTAAGTGCCCGGCCTGACCCGTTTGCAACTAATCCAGCAAAACTGTATTCCTTAAAGATAAGTTGAATACCATGAACGTGGTTTTTAGCTGGAAAACTTAGCTCAGATGTCTGACTACTATCTCTTTTCGCACGTCTAATTACGGCAGCTGGAGATGTGCTTGTTTTACTTGAGTTTTTGTTCATTTATTATCTTCCGGTTTGGATAAATATCTATTACGAATACATTTAATTATTATTTATATACAAAGTGGAAATAGACTATGGCTTATAGAGGCGGGTTTCGCCCCAAAAATCCAGCCAAATACAAAGGAAATCCCACAAAGATTATTTATAGGTCTTTATGGGAATTTAAAGTGTTTAAATGGCTTGATTTACATCCTCAGGTGATATGGTGGCAATCAGAAGAAGTGGTTGTTCCCTATAGGTCTCCTATTGATGGTAAAATGCATAGGTACTTCCCAGATGTGGTCGTACATAAAAGAGATGATAATGGTAATCCCCAAACCATTATGATTGAAATTAAACCAAGTAGTCAATGTAGACCGCCTGACCCAAAGAATAGAAATAAAACTAAGACGGGTAGAGTTTCAAGGCGATATTTAAATGAGGTTAAAACTTGGGGAATAAACGAAGCCAAATGGAAGGCAGCAAAGAGTTTTTGCGCCGACCGAGGATGGCTATGGACAATAATGACAGAAAAACATATTCCAGGAGCAAGATAATTGGCTGCTAAATTATTTACTGATGTATTAGCTAAAGGTATTAGACAAGGTCAAGTACCAGCTAGAACAGAAAAAGCAAGAGACTGGTATCGTAAGCAAGCAAAACTTGCAGCAAGAGGTTCTTTTGGTGCCGACGACAATGACCCAATCGCAGTCACCGGCAGAAATATGATTAAGGAATTAAAAACCGATAAGAGAGCTCGACAAAGACAAATTATAGGAAGTATGTATCTCTTCCAATATGACCCAAAGCATAAAGACACACTTCCATATTATGATAAATTTCCATTGGTTTTTCCAATAAATAAGGCAAAAGGGGGCTTTTTAGGGCTGAACATGCACTATTTGCCACCTCAGTTGAGAGCTCAGATGATGGATGCTCTTTATACAGTTACGACAAACGAAAAATATGATGATAGTACGAGGTTAAAAATTTCATACGATATTTTAAATTCGGCATCAAAATTTAAGTTTTTTGCTCCTTGTGTTAAACATTATCTTGCGCCACAAGTAAAAACAAGTTTTATGAAGGTTGCGCCGACTGAATGGGATATTGCATTATTCCTTCCGTTACAACAGTTTATTGGAGCTGGTAAACAGAAAGTTTGGGCAGATTCAAGAAAAATAATAAGAGGTAGATAAAGTGCCATTCGACATTAACAGATTTAAAAGTACACTAGATCGACTTGGTGGCCCAGCTCGTGATAACTTATTTGAGGTGTCAATAACTAGAAGAGATACAACATCAGAAAAGTTCGATCCTCTTAAAGATTTTACATTTTTATGTAGTGCCGTAACTGTACCAGGCATTAGTATTCAAACAGCAACATACGAACCTGTCGGCAGGCTTGCTACACAATTCCCAACAACAATATCAAACGACGGTGTTCAAGCTGTGGTTATGGTTGATTCCGATCACGAAGTGTTAAGATTTTTCCATGCCTGGGCTCAATCAGTTGTCAATTATAGTGTTAAAGGTGGCACATTTTCAGCTATTGGTGAAGGTGATGATTCACAACTTCCGTATGAAGTAGGTTTTAAAAATGAATATTCTTGTAACATGACTATTAAACACTATTCAACTGAAAGTTTTAAAGATAAGTATTACGAAATACAATTAGAGAATGTCTGGCCAGTTGCGCTGGGCGATTTAGATTTAGCTTGGAATAATAATGACTCAAATCTAATTATGTCAGTTGGATTTGAATATAGTAATATTACATTTAGTGGAGAGAAAACAGGAACCTTGAACCGAAGTAGAGGTGGTGGATTCTTGGATATGCTAGGTGACCTTGCAAACTTTGGAGACACAGTACGTAGTACATTGCGTAGTGGAAAACCAAGAAGCATACAAGATGCAGTAAATAAATTAACAAGAGTGAGAAACTCATTTGACAGATTGTCTGGACCACGTGGATAACAGACTAAAGAATTATATTATAGGAGATATATTATGGCTTTGCCAAAAATTGATTTGCCTTTGATGGAATGTAAACAACCATCAACGAATGAAAAGGTGAAATATAGACCGTTTACGGTTAAAGAGGAAAAAATTCTTCTTGTTGCTCAGGAGGCCGACGATCCTGGTGCAGAAATATTAGCAATGAAACAAATAGTTGGTAATTGCTTTATGGATCTCGACATAGAAAATATTCCTATGTATGATTTAGAATATTTTCTTATGATTTTAAGATCTGTGTCGATTGATAATTTAATTAATTTTTTGGTCACGGACCCTGATACAGAAGAAAGTGTAGAATTAAAAATGAATTTGGATGAGATTACACTTACAGAAGATCCGGATCATACCAATGAAATTAAGTTAAATGATACTTATACATTATTTTTAAAATCTCCCAGAATTGATGCTTTTGTGGAGATAGCTAATATGGATGTAGGCGACCAATTGACATCATATTATATTATGACTAGTTGTTTAGACTATGTCGCATCAGAAGATGAGGTTGAATATTTTAAAGATTATTCACCAGAGGAAACAGAAGATTTTATGGGTGGCTTATCAGGTCAAGTTTTAGAGAAGGTAGTAAAATTCTTTGAAACAATGCCTAAGTTAAGACATGAAATAAAATATAAAAATAAAGAAGGAAAGGAACAAACATTTGTTGTTGAGGGTGCTAGAAGTTTTTTTATCTAGCGCTGTGCCATATAACACTTAGTGAATATTACCAAATGATTTTTAGTTTGGTGCAGCATCATAAATACTCAATAACAGATTTGGAAAATTTAATGCCCTATGAAAGAGATTTATATTTCCAAATGTTAGTTAATTATATAGAGACACAAAAAGAGAAGTAATTTATGCCAGCAGAATATAGTGCCGATACAGAAGCGATACTAGACCGCCTGAAAAAGGAAGGTAGTTATATTCGCAATGCTAATAAAGGCAATTCACTTAAAAACGTTAATATTAACCTTACGAAAATGCAAGGTGTCCTTAATGCGATTAATACTAATGTTTTAGCTCAAACATCAGCATTCGCTGCCTCTGCAGCAAACCAAGCAAAAGTTCAACAAGAAGCAGCCGAAAAATCAAGAAGAAAAGAAGAATTAGCTGAGGTCAGTGACCCAAGACAAGCAAAACTAGATGATTTAAAAATGAAAGCAGCTTTATTAAGAGCTCAATCAGACCTCAAAGATGCGAAAGGTCCTGGACTTATCGCGAAAGTTAAGGACAAAGCTTCAATGGGCTTTATTGCAAAAATGGCTGCAATTGGTGGAACATCGTTTATTGCTGGTAGTATTATAAAGGGTGCCTTAGATAAAATATACGACCCAGAGGGTGACCAAGGTGGTGTTATAGGTATCGCTACTAAAAAATTAGAAGCTTTACCAAATGAAATATCGGTGAAGGTTGAAGAAGGAGTAGGCAGAGCTCTAAATGATTTTAAAAATGATCCCAAAATTACAGGTATTATAGATGGTTTCACTGATTTCCTTAAGGTTACGGGGGCGCTTTTCGGAGGAGGTTATTTTGCTGCCAAAGTGTTTAAAATCGGCGCTGATACTTTTAAAGATCTAGTGATGGATAAACGGAACCGCGCAGAAAAAGCTGCGCCAAAGAACACGCAATACCCAAAAGATTTAGATGAACCTGCTTATAAAAGAAAAGGTCAGACACCTAAATCCCCTGTGAGCATGAACCCTATTGATTCTCCTGTTACTAGAGCCAATGCAGCTGCAAACGCAAAACCCGCAAAACCAGATGGCGTAATAAAGTCAACAGCAAAGATTGTAGGCAAGAGAGCAGTTCAAGGAGTTCCTTTTGTTGGACCCGCACTGGTAACTGCAGATTTAGTACAGAATGCATTATCTGATGGAAGTGTTCAAAAATTGACAGATGACGCCATTATGAAATTTGTACAGTCAGGTGAGTTTGAAAAAAATCAGACTACGCTCACAGATGTTGCTATAGAGACGGGAGTTTCAGCTGGTGTTGGAGCGGCCCTTGGCGCAGTGGCTGGACCTGGTGCCTTGGTTACTGGTACTGCTGGAGGAGTGGGCGGTTTAATTTCAGGATTTGGAAGAATGGGTATCGAGGGTTACCAAGATTGGGGTAAAATAGGCAGAGATAGTATACCTAATGCAGTTGAAAAGGCAATTAAAAGACAAAATAAATTATATGCCTCCGAAGGATTATCGCCAGAAGGTATGGAAAAAAGATTGTCAGATGCAGCTGCAAATATAGAACAGGCTAAGGGCATTTTGGGAATACAAATTCAGGACATTGATGACGAGCTCAGTTTACTCGAAACAGAATTGGCCAATTTAAACGCAATCAAGGGCGGATCTGCTCGAGATAGGCGAACAAGGGCGAATAAGAAAAAAGGCCTTAGGAGTAAAATCAAATCATTAAATGCGAGCCGTAGTCCCTTGGATACACAACTCCAAAATACCAATATGATACAACAAATATCCAATGAGGAAATGCGAAAGTTTTTAGAAAGTTATGGAAGGAAAAATGAGATAGGAAAAAACAGCTCCTCAGCCGATGTTTTAGATATGATATCAGGCAGTGGTGGTTTGGAGGTGGCAGTGACCAATGTGACCAATGTTAATAACTACAATAGCACTACAAAAGGTGGCGACACCAACTTGATGAGTACAAATGTCTTTGCTGATGGCGGTGGTGGTAGCCGCGAACAAACTGCTATGTCACCTGCATAAGTTAAAAAGGGCAGCCGAAACTACCCCCTTTAATTAATTAGAAGCAACTTCTCTTAGATATTCACGTACAGTTTCTGGACTTGTTTCCCCGTAAGGGTCAGTCTCGCAATCATCAGATTTACCTGGCTCGATAAACATCTTTTCAATTACGCCATCATTTACAATCATAGCATATCTCCAAGATCTCACACCGAAACCTAGGTTATCCTTTGCGACTACCATTTCCATACCTGCAGTAAATTCACAAGAGCCATCTGGTATAAATTTAATATCAGCAGCTCGTTGGTCTTTGGCCCAAGCATTCATAACAAAAGCATCATTACATGCAATGCAATATACTTCATCAATACCTAAAGCCTTAAAGTCTCCATACATTGCTTGATAACCAGGGACCTGGAAATTTGAACATGTTGGAGTAAACGCTCCTGGTAATGAAAAAGCAATAACTTTTTTACCAGCAAAATAATCATCGGTAGTAGGATACTGCCAATCGAATTCGTCTGTTTGTGGGTTTTTAACTCTTGTTTTAAAAGTTACTTGTGGTACATATTTCATAATATATCCTTCAAAAAAACGGGTGAGCATAGCCCACCCGGATTAACATTAAAAAATCAACCTATTAAGAATTCCTTCTTATTATCAATTTTAATTTTCTTTGGCTTTTTCTCTTCAGGAATAATTCTTTGAAGAGCTATTGTTAAAAGCCCATTTTTAAAGTTAGCACCATCTACTACAAGGTCGTCAGCTAATGTAAAGCTGCGTGTAAATTTCTTTTGTGAAATTCCCTTGTGAAGTACAATGGTATCGTCCTCAGTTCTCTCGTCCCAAGTGGACTTAATCGTAAGAACATCTTCTTTAACTTCAATATCCACATCATTAATATCCATGCCAGCTAGTGCTAGTTCTACTGCGAACTTGTCACCAGACTTGTTTCTACGAATATTATATGGGGGAAAGCCTGTTGCTGCGTGAACCTGTGGGAATTCAACAAGTCTGTCGAACATCCTATCAAAGCCTACCGCGAACGGCGTAAGTTGGTTTATATTTAATCCAGTCATTTTTTATCTCCTATTAAGCAAGACTAGTTAATTTGATGGCTTGTTACGCACATCACCTAATTTGTACACCCTAATGGCATGTACAAAACTATTTATTCAAGCTCTTTGTATCAGAAATAAACTTTTTAATAAAATGTCTTATCTCTCTAGATGCGGATGTATCATCATCCTTGCAGAGCTGAATGAATTCTTTCTTTTGTTCTTTGTTTATTTTAATAAGCAAGGTATCATCTTTAATCATAATTTTGTTTCACTTTTGTTACATGTCTGTAACATTACTGTTATAAATACATATATACAAATTATATAAAAGGAGAATACATGTATTTTATTAAAAAGCAATATTTAGCAATCCACGAAATAATGAAGCAATCTAGAATCCAAAATGTTTGGAGACAAGTACTTTAATTCTTTCCTGTACTACCAAAACCACCATTCCTCTCAGTTTTCTGAGAAGGTCTAGTATCAACCTCGGTTAGTTCGGTTTTCAAAACCTTTGATAGCCTACATTGGGCTAATCTCTCGCCACTCTCAATAACTACCAGACTGTCTGATATATTATATAGAGCGATAAACGACTCTTCTACGTAATCACTATCAATTACACCGACCCCATTACAAAGGTTTAAACCTTTCTTTGTCGCTACACTTGAGCGTACAAACATCTCCAGCACATGATTGTCTGGCACATTAAATATAAGTCCTGTCGGAATTAATGCTCTACTTAGGGGTGGGATTTGGATTCCAACACTACCTTTAAAGGCTTTGGCTGGAACCATTATTTCTTTATTCAGCGCATTCCAGGTTTTAATTCTATCACCTACTGCGAATGCTGCTTTTATGTCAAAACACGCCGAACCTTTCGTTTGAAAAGCTGGCATCTCTGCATAGTCTTTTGTTTTAAAAATTTCCATAATCAATACCTATATTATAACACACTATTGTGCGTTTGTCAACTATTTCTTGCCGATATTATATTTAACTGCAAGTTCCCATTCATCTTTTTCTTTAAAAGCAATAATTTTAATCTGATTGAGTGATGCGACTGGATCAGTCGTCTTTGAATTGTCAAGAATCTTAACCAGTTCCCATTCTTCTAAAAGGTTTACAATTGTATTTCTTCTAGCTAAATCCTCATCAGTAAATGTATTCGCTTTGCCATCCAATATGAACAGCTCTTTAAAATGAAGAATGGAATATCGTCCCTTCTTATGAAGGATATGACAAGACTGAAATAACTTCTTCTCTTTACGAGAAGAGATTCCAATACGGGTAAGAGTTTCTTTGATTTTGAGGAAACTGTCTGGCGTGGGTAGCTCTACCTCGACGCCGACACCTCTAAAAATGTCTTCGTTATCCATGATACATATTCACCTTTTTATTTTAATAATCTTTATGGCCAATAACCAATAAGACTATTTATAGGATTTTAAACCTCAACCGCCAATAACGAGCTTTTCGTGTACAGATTTCAATTGTTCCTGATTAAGGACTTTTAAATACATTTTTGCTACCGTGCGATTACACGTATAAACTTCTTGTATTGCATCTAGATCATTATTCTTTTCGGCTTTATGCCATTTAGAAAATCTCTTGCGTTTCCTTAAAACACTACGATAATATTCAAATTGGGCACCCGGAAAGAGCTCATGTCTCTGGTTCATCTCATTGGCATGAAGAATTGTATCCTCAAAATAAGTAAACCCACGATTAACAATATAAGGATTGTATTCCTTTTCTGTAAGCTCTGGGTTATCACTGTCACCAATAAGATTCTTTTTACTGAATGACGCTGCATTCATAAAATCAAACGGACTAAGATCTTTCATCAAGCACCTCTATTAATTCCTTGGATAGAGAATCAAATTCCTTGCCACAGGTATCACATAATGTGACCTTGTGTTTCCCATCAGCAGTATTCATTTCAACAGTCCAAGCCTTCTTTTTTGTTGTCGTTGCGTTACAATTAAAACATCTGGTTTTTAACATTACACGAACTCTGATTCGATCATTACTTCGGTAAGGAAAGCAACCATATTAATTTCTTGGTCTGCGACAAAGTTTGCCTTGTACATATAATCAGCAAGAGTCACAATGAAACCAGCCTG